GGCTATAGTTCTCTTTCAAATAATACAACAGGAACTCAAAATGTTGGACTTGGAAATAGAACATTAATAAACAATACAACAGGGTATAGAAATATTGCTATTGGATCATTAGCATTAGAAAATAATACTACTGGTCAACAAAATGTAGCAATTGGTACTAATGCCCTAAGATTTGCAACTAATAATTACAATGTGGCTATTGGCGATAATGCAATGACCAATACTACAGTTGGCCAATTCAATGTTGCTATAGGAAGTACAGCATTAGAAGATAATACTACTGGTAGCGCAAATGTTGCTATTGGTATTTCTGCATTAGCAAATAATATAAGTGGTGGATCTAATTTAGCAATTGGTAATAATACTCTTGAAAATATAACTACAGGAAATAATAATACCGCTATTGGACCACAAGCAATGAGAAATGCTACAGGTGGTAATAATAACTTTGCTCTTGGCGCAAGTACTTTACTTAATAATAATAGTTCTGCAAACATTGCTATTGGTTCTTTTGCATTAACCGCAAATACAACTGGTAGTCCAAATATTGCTATAGGTGAAGCCGCATTACAAGCCAATACAACTGGTAGTAATAATATTGCTATTGGTAATCAAACACTTCAAAATACTTCAACTGTAAGTAATAATATTGCTATAGGTCGTAGAGCAATGGCAACTGCGACAACTGGCGCTGAAAATGTTGGTATTGGATCATATGTATTAGAAAATCTTACAACTGGCTTTGCAAATATTTCTGTTGGTAACTACACATTACAATATGCAACAACTGCTGGTGCTAATAACGCTTTTGGTGCAAATGCACTGCGTGAAGTTACAACTGGTGGTGGAAATACTGCTAATGGTAATGGTGCAGGACTTCAAACTACAACTGGTTCTGGTAATACTGCACTTGGAGGTTCACCATTACAAGGAGTAATATCTGGATTAGGTAATACAGCAATTGGCCAGACAGCACTTCAATTTAATACAGATTCAATTGCTACATTAGGTGCAATTACTGGCGGTAGCGGATATACAGATGGATCTTATTCAAATGTTGTATTAGTTCCAAATAATCACAATGTTTACTCTACTGGTGGAATTACAGCAAATATTGATGTAGTTGGCGGTACAGTAGTATCATTAGCAATTGTTTCAGGTCTTGGAGTTAGAAATAATTCAGTACTTACAATTAATACTGCTACAGCACCTGCTGGATTATTGACTGGTTCAGGATTTAGCGTTCCAGTTGCAACTGTTAATCAGGTACAAAATAATACAGCATTAGGTAGAAGGGCTGGTAGATTTAACTACACTGGTTCTAATAATACATTTATTGGACATGAAGCAGGCTATAACAGTAATGCTGCTTCAGGCAGTGTTATGATTGGATATCAAGCGGGTCTAAATGAAACTAATTCAAATAGACTTTACATATCTAACTCATCTACAGCAACACCATTAATATTTGGTAATTTTGCTACACCAACAGTTAGAATTAATGGTAAATTTGAAATTCCTTCACAAACACCTTCAAGCGCTTCTGATACAGGTACTGCTGGACAAATAGCATGGGATAGCGACTACATTTATGTATGTGTTGCTACAAATACATGGAAACGAGTAGGAATATCCACATGGTAAGGAGAATAGGTTAAATGAGTCTATCTAAAAGATTAAAGGCTTCTGGAGAACAGAGACAGGGTAATAACCAATACATTGAACCTCTTATTCCACCACGCCCACTTTATGGCGTTGCAAATGCTGGTGTTTATGTAGATTCAGAGTCTGCAATTCGTGTTTCTACTGTTTATTCATGTGTAAGATTACTTGGAGATACTGTTTCTTCATTGCCAATGGGTGCTTATGTACGCAGAGGTCGCAATCGTATTTCTTATGCAGCAGCATATGGAAGTACTCCAGAATGGGTAAATAAGCCAAATCCAGAAGCAACAAGACTTGAATTTATTGAACAAATAATTACATCGCTGCACCTACATGGAAATGCTTATATCCTAACTGTTAGAGACGACATGGGCGAGGTAGTAGAATTATATGTCCTCAACCCTAATGATGTTAAAATAGAAAGACCATTTCCTGGAGAACCATTAGTATATAAACTAAGAGATGAATTAAATAACTTTACTCGTGTTTTGACTAAGAATGAAATTGTACACATTCCTATGATGAAATTCCCAGGATCTCATTATGGTCTTAGCCCTATTGGTGCTTGCAGAATGTCTGTAGGTATTGCTATGGCTTCTGATACATATGCATCTTCATATTTTGGAAATGCTTCAAATCCTGGTGGCGTTATTGAAGTACCAGGCGAATTAACACCTGATCAGGCTGGAGATATTGCTCGTGGTTGGAAAGAAAATCATGGTGGTCCATATCAAGCAGGATCTGTAGGTATTCTTTCTGGTGGTGCTGCATTTAAGCCTTTGATGTTAAATGCTGAAGATGCTCAACTATTAGAAGCAAGAAGATTCAATGTTGAAGATATCGCAAGAATTTTCAGAGTGCCACTGAGCCTATTGGGTCATCCAGCACAAGGCGCTATGTCATATGCCTCTGTTGAAGCACAGAACCTTTCTTTCGTACAACACTCACTTCGTCCTTTATTGGAAAGAATTGAGCAGGCTCTAAGCCCTCTACTTCCTGAAGAAGACGGATTTATTAAATTTAATCTTGATGCATTGCTTCGTGGTACTACCATTGAAAGATTTGATGCATACACAAAGGGTCTAAGAGAAGGCTTCCTATCTCTAAATGATGTTCGTTCATTTGAAGATTTGTCACCACTTGGAGAGGCTGGAGATCAATACAGACTTCCTCTACAAAATATTGATGCATCTCAGGCACCACTTGTTGGAGACAAACTAAAGGCTGAAATCGTTGCTGCTCTTGTTCAGGTTGGTTATAACCCAGAAGATGTAGCCAAGATGATGGAATTTGATCTTGGACATACAGGATTGCCTTCTGCACAGTTGCAACAAGTTGCTTTAATTGATCCTACAAATCCAGAAGCGGTATATGGAGATGAGGTCAAGTAATGCCTTATTTTATCTCAGATAAACAATCAGACTGCTCAACATGGGCAACAGTAATGCAAGAATCAGATGGTTCATATACAACTATTGGTTGTCATGATACAAAACAAGGTGCAATTGATCAAATGGTTGCAGTAAGCATTGCTGAGGATATGGAGCCAGGTGGAGAAGTAAGAGCACTTGAAAATGTTCCACAGTTTATTAGAGATAATGCACAAAAAGGATTAGATTATCTTGCAGAAGGTTATGGCGGAGATGGTCTTACAGATGCAACAAAGCGTGAAGCGAGAGAGATGGCAGCAGGTCGCATATCTGAAAATAAGGTACGCAAAATGGCTCCATGGTTTTCTCGTCATAAAGTAGATGGTCAAGCACCTAAGAATAGTGATCCAGCAGATTCACAATATCCTGGTCCTGGATTAGTTGCATGGTTATTATGGGGCGGAGACTCAAACTTCTCTGACAGAGCACAAAACTGGGCACAGCGCCAGATAGATTCCTTAAATAATGAAGAAAGCAAAGCAAGGAGCAAAATGAAAAAGACAGAACGCCGTACCTTCACAGTAAGGGACATAGAAACAAGGGCAGAGGGCGACACACTGCGTATGGCAGGCTATGCTGCGGTATTCAATGAGCCATCCTTGCCACTACCATTCATAGAGAGAATATCTCCAGGTGCATTTAGAAAGACACTTACAGAGACACCAGATGTTCGTCTATTAATTAATCATGAAGGTCTGCCAATGGCAAGAACCAAAAATGGAACAATGAAATTATATGAAGACGAAAGAGGTCTTTATTTTGAAGCAGAATTAGCAGATACCCAAGAAGCAAGAGATTTATATACACTTGTTTCTCGTGGTGATGTTGATCAAATGTCATTTGCATTTAGAGTAATTCGTCAAAAATGGAACGATGACCGCACAGAAAGAACCCTTACAGAGGTATCTTTGGCTGATGGAGATGTATCTATTGTAACCTATCCTGCTTATCCAGCCACCTCTGTAGAAGCGAGGGAAGCATTAAAGAAGGCTATTAATGCTATTAAAGAAGGAAGAGAAGTAACAGGAGAATCCTTAATAGTAGTACAGGCAATTCTTGATAAAATTGATGAATCATATGAATATCTTGGAGAAGGCAAATCAATGCTTGAATTACTTCTTGGTATTGAGCCAGAAATGGAAGAAGATTCTTCTCCACTACAAGCAGTAGAAGATCAAGAAGATGTACAAGATTCTTCAATTACTCAATTAATTACAGATACACCTGGAGAAGGTTCAAAAGTAGTTGGAGAAATTCCTTCTACATATCTACTTCCAACAGGAAGAAAATATTCTCTACGCCTTGCACAGGCTAAGAGAAATACACTATAAATTTCCTATTAGAAATAATAGGGCGAAGTCGGAGCAATCCTCACACCCTTATAAGCGTCGTGAAGTCCATTGCCACCACCTCAAATAACTCAAAAACTCACAAAGGAGAACTACAAATGTCTTATTTAGACAAGTTGATGGATCGCCGTGATGCAGTTAAGGTAGAAATGGATGCAATTCTTGAGGCAGTTGCTGCAGAGAATCGCACAGACCTTACAAATGATGAATCAGCAAAGGTTGATGCCCTTGTTGAAGAATCACGCTCACTTGATTCAAAGATTGAAAAGTTCAAGGCTCAAGCAGATGCTGATGCTAAGGTTGCAGAAGTTCGTGCAGCAGTAGCAGATGTTGCTTTGCCAAAGACTACCGCTACAACAAAGATTGTTAGCGAACCACGCACTTATACAGCAGAATCAGGTAACTCATTCGTTGCTGATGCGTTCAATGCACAATATCGTAATGACTTTGGTGCACAAGAGCGTCTTGCTCGTCACACTCGTGAAGAGTCAATTGAGCGTCGTGATGTAGGAACTGCAAACTTTGCAGGTCTTGTAATCCCACAATACCTTGTTGATCTTGCAGCACCATATGCTCGTGCAGGTCGCCCAACAGCAGACTTCGCTACAAACAAGCATGTGCTTCCAGCAGCAGGTATGACTCTCAACATTTCTCGTATGACCACAGGAACATCTGCTGA